AGTCCGCATGTGCTTGTAGCTTTGTCTAGACATACAAGGTCTTTTAAATACTACACAGTAGTTATGGATCCTTTAGTTAGCATAGTGCGTGATTTAGAGCAAGTTAGTACTTTTCTGTTAGATATGTACAAAGTTAACGCTAGTACTCAATAGCAATTACAGGTAGATGCAGTTTTTTCTGGTACCAATCTGTTTGTGGCAGCACCGAAGACTGGTGACATATCCGATTTGCAGTTTTACTATGATAAGTGTCTCCCAGGGAATAGTTCATTGTTTAACGACTTTGACGCTGTTACCATGAGGTTGACTGACATTTCACTGAATGTCAAAGACTGCACTTTAGATATGTCTAAGTCTTGTATCATGCCAAGAGGGGGGGAAAAAAGTCACTTGATACCAGTGGTACGAACGGCGGCAGAAATGCCTCGCCAGACTGGACTATTGGAAAACTTAGTGGCTATGATCAAGAGGAATTTTAATTCCCCTGAACTGTCTGGGATTGTGGACATAGAGAATACTGCATCACTTGTAGTTGACAAGTTTTTTAGTAGCTATATGTTAAAAGAAAAAAGAAAACCAAATAAAAATGTTTCTATGTTTTGTAGGGAGTCTCTCAATAGATGGTTAGCGAAACAAGAGCAGGTCACGATCGGTCAATTGACTGATTTTGACTTTGTCGACCTACCTGCCGTTGATCAGTATAGGCACATGATTAAGGCACAGCCTAAGCAGAAGTTGGATTTGTCTATTCAGACAGAGTATCCGGCGCTGCAAACGATTGTGTATCACTCAAAAAAGATCAACGCAATCTTCGGGCCTTTGTTCAGTGAGCTGACAAGACAATTGTTAGAGAGTGTGGACTCAAGTAGATTTCTCTTCTTCACAAGAAAAACTCCGGAGCAGATTGAAGAGTTCTTTTCAGACCTCGACAGTCATGTTCCAATGGATATACTGGAGTTAGATATTTCAAAGTATGATAAGTCTCAAAATGAGTTCCACTGTGCTGTAGAGTATGAAATCTGGAGAAGGCTAGGTTTTGAAGATTTTCTGGCGGAAGTGTGGAAGCAGGGTCACAGGAAGACCACTTTAAAAGATTACACCGCAGGTATTAAAACTTGCTTGTGGTACCAAAGGAAAAGTGGCGACGTGACTACATTTATTGGAAACACTGTGATAATTGCCGCCTGTTTGGCCTCAATGTTACCCATGGATAAGGCAATCAAAGGTGCGTTTTGCGCGACAG